TTATCCTTCAAAGTGTTAAAACTTTTTGACCCACCCCCTGGGGTCTGTAATAAAAAAGGACTTCACCGACCCACGGTTCGCAGGTCAATGACGCCCTCGTCTTTTTTTCTTTTAAATGTTTTATTATCGAGAATATTATGGCACTGGATGCACACGCCCATGAGGTTCGACCATTCAAGCCGCTGCTCCCATCCTTCTGGGGTCTTCAATGGTTTGATGTGATGCACCTCGCAGGCCAGTCGCGGCTTGCGCTTGCACTCTTCGTCAAGTTGTGCCTCGCATCTGTACCCACACGCCTGGAGCTTCGCCTTGCTTGTCATCCTCCATGCCTTTGACCTATAGAAGGCCAGGCGCTCCGGGTCTCTCCTCTTGTTATATTCTCTATTATATTTCTTAGCCCTATAGGCTGCCTTGCGTTCCCTGGCCTCAGCCCTCTCAGCCTCTACAGTTGGGAGGCACTCGGGGCAATAGGTCGGGCCGTATGGTATCATACGCTTGCAGCGTGGGCATGGTTTCACTATAGGCATATAAGCCCTCCAGTTCTTTTAATATCCCGCCCGCCCACCTGCGCCAGCTTATCCTATGCCGGCATATCCTATTATTAGGAGAAAAAAATAATGAACCAAAAAGAAGACCGGGGCGGCTGGATGGTTCCGCCCGGGTCTTCTTTCACGATACTATTATACTATAAAATTATGTGCCATACCATGCCATCATTTTCGAGGAGGTGGACAGCGGACAGCTGCCACCTACTTTTCCTTAACTTTATCGTTTAATATAATATGTTCAATATTTATATATTATTATTGAACATATTATATCTATCTTCGGTAGATATGGAAAGTATAAAAATAACTGCCACTTGTCCCGAAAAAGCAAAAACCTTGTAAAATTGGGAGGTTTAGAGTGGAACAAGGGTGGAACAAGGGCGGACAGCTGCCACCTACTTTAGTACGATAGAGTAATAAAAAAGAGAGGCCGAAGCGCCTCTTTTTTATTACTCTATATTAAGTAGCTTTTTTACTTCGTGTGTGTCTTCTTTCTCTGCCGCCTGCTTTATTTTCAATAATTTTTCCATCATGTAAAGCTCGCAGCTTGAAGGGTTCCTATCTCCGTGTGCCCATTTGCTAATTAACCAATGCGGGGCACCCGTCAGACGATGAAGCGCCGGCTGGGTCGCTTCATATTCAGCAATAAGCTCCTTTATTGTTTTCTTACTCACGGCTTCACCTCCTCTAACATTTTTCTTTTTGTATGTGGGCTTAACTTCCACAATAACCCATCGTATATGATCGTTGGGTTTATTATGTCTGAATCTACTAGTTTAATGCTTTCACCGCCGCTTAAATGTAGCACATCCTCACTGTAGTCATATAGCCCAAGAACACGACCGCCCCAAATTATTTGATGCTTCGCTTTGTTCTTTACGGCCTTAATTTCCAAGTATCTTGTATCGTACCCGGACGCCTCCAGAAGGAACCCCAGGAGCGTCTCCGTCAATGCCAGCCTTTTGTGCTTTTCCTTCGGCTTGACGCGGTCATACTCTAGCCCCTTCTTATCGCAGAACTCCTCCACGGTCGCGCCTGCCTTTAAATTACTCCAAAGGGTGTTCCGCGGCACGTTCAGCAATCGGGCCCATGCACCTGCCGTGTGTTCTTCCCCAAACCCTTGATATTTTTCTCGCATCGCCTCACTCCTTTTCTGCCTTTAACTCTTCCAGCTCATTCAGCACGAACCTCTGGACGTATGGTGGCGGCTTGCGGTCTCCCATCTCCCAGTTTTCAATAGTTCTCTTAGGTATCAGCATCCGGTCCGCCATGCCTTGCTGGCTCATTCCGGCCGCGGCTCTTGCCTCTTTCAGCTTCTCCGCGAAGGTTTTGTCGTTGTTCATAGCTTCCTCACTTTCTCCGGGGCGCAAGGCCCCGGTTGTTTTAGTTGTTCAGCTCCTCCAGCTTGTAGGTCCCTGGCTCGTAGCCTTCCCTGGCCAAAAACTCGACCGCCGTCTCTCTGTCTGGTGCGCTCATGTCTCCGATGTAGCCTTCGCCGTCTACATATACTGAAAATGTCATTTTTTTTCCACCTCCTTTATTGTGTCTGTTCTCGGCTCCTTGAAAGTAATTGCAGAATAATCTCCAATATTTCCGCATCCTTGCACTGTCTTAATAATTTTGTAATCGCGACCACATACTCTTTGAGGCGCTGCTGTCCGTTTGTCTTGTTTTCCAATTTCTTCAACCTCCATATTGAATTTTTTGCCTTACTGTGTTATAGTGGAGGTGGCAGGGGTAAGGCTCCCTGCTCACCTTTGTGGTGTTTGGGTAGCTGTTTCCTTGGTTGGGGGATGCTACCCTTTTTCTATTTAGTTATATATTTGATGCAGTCAAGTATTTGCGCATCTGTGAAGCCTTGGGCTTTCAGCCACTCGATAAGCTTTTGAATGTGTTTATCTCTCAATTCTTCCATTTCCTCACTTCCTTTCTTAAGAGGTTTTTACCTCTGCCCTACAATAATATATTACCACTCATTGAGAGGTATGTCAACCCCCTATTTGAAAAATTTTCAAAATATTTTTTATATTTAAAAAGCCCCGGGGCTGTAGGGCTCCAGGGCTTTCTTCCTATATTATGCTAATTCCTCAGCCAGCAGGCGGTCAACTTCTGCGGCCACTCTGCCCTGAGCGATTGCGTGATATTTTTCATCCAGCTCGAAGCCTATGTAGTTTCGGCCGGTGCGGATGCACGCCACGGCTGTGGTGCCGCTGCCCATGAAGGTGTCAAGGACCACGGCGCCCGGTTCCGTGCTGTCTTCAATCATTTTCATAATAAGCTCGACCGGCTTTTGGGTCGGGTGAACCTTCTCGCCGTTGGTCTTCTTAGCTCCTGAACTGAAGGCCGCCATCCTCCAGATGTTGGTCCCTCCTGAGTGTCGCAGCTTCGGCGCTGCGGTTCCGAAGATAATAAGCTCGTGCGCGAAGGTGTAGTAACTGCCGGGCCCGCTTTTCTTGTCCCAGACTATCATGTTCCGCACCGGAAGCTCCGCGTTGATAATAGGGAAGTAGAAGGCGTAGCCTCTCCAGTCCGTAAAGAAGTAAAAGTGCCCGTCCTCTTTGAGCACGCGGCGGTACTCCTGGAATAGTTTAGAATAGAACGGCTTGCAGATGGCCAGGTCGTTAAAGGTCCGGTTGCTGCTCAGCCCGATGCTTTTCGCGTTCCCTTTGTCTCCGGCGTGTCCCATGCTCAGGAAGTACGGTGGGTCGGTGATGACCACGTCCACGGAATTGTCCGGGACAGCTGCCAGCCCTTCCAGGCAGTCCATGTTGTCGATGTAGTTCAGTCTCATGTTGTTGGCGTCTCCTTTGCTTGTAGTTTATCCAGCGCGACCCCGAACGCGACCGCCTGCCCGTGGTGGTATTCGTCGTAGTCTTCATATTCCCCGGTGTACATTTGGGCGGTGCTTTCTTCTTCCTCCAGCTCCCGGATGATGTCGTCGAGTGGTTTGCGGGTGTTCCACGCCTCGACCGCTTTCCCTTCGGATTCGTACAGATAACCGTCCGACTCGTTGCCCCTGAACTGCCGCACCTGGCATCTTGTACAGTACGCGGTCCAGAAGACTCTTGTGGTCCCTATATGTTTGATTGTCTTAGCCCTGCCACCGCAGAACGGGCAGGGCTTCAATGTTGTCTTGCTCATGGCCTCGTTGCCTCCTCTCTTGTGTGTAGTTTTTGAAAACAGCAAGGGCAGTAATTAAGGGCGTTCTCTTTTGTAAAGACATACCCGCAACCGGGGCAGCTTAGCCTCTTTTCAAACTCGGAGCAGCTACCCTTTGATTTTACGTCTACTTCGACGCCTCTTTTTGTGCACTCAAAGCATAAATATTTTTTGAAGAACTCCGGCACATTTTGGACGGTTTTCCAGTAGCTTTTTAGGTGTACACATTCCAGACAATTCTTCATTTTCATGGCCTCGTTGCCTCCTCTCTTAATTTCTCCAGCGCGCTGCTGTGGATGCGGTGCACCTGGCGCCAGCTGTAGTCCATCGCGACGGCGACCTTCTCCCAGGTCAGGCCGTCAATGTAGTGCAGCCGGACCAGAAGGCACTCGCGTGGCTCCAGGACCCGGATGGCCTGCTCTATCTCCACCAGGGCGCTGGTCAGCTCTGCCTCTTTGGCCCGGTACGCGTCCAGCAGCTTGCCCATGTTGTCCATGCGCTCTTCGATGACGTAGTTCTCACCGGAGCCCCCGCGCGGCATCCCGTCAAGGCGCTGAGCTCTCGGGCCGTACATCTCCGCCTCCAGTTCTGTGATCCTGCGGCTGAGGTCGTCGCGCTCTTGCTTCATTTCTCTGTATGCTTTTAATTGTTCTTTGGTCACACTATCTCCCCTCTCCTCTTGGCATATAGCAGCCGGCTGCACCGGCGCTGGTCTTCCTCCAGGGCCTCCAGCTCCTCGGTGAAAAATCTCTGGCCGCAGCTGAGGCACTCGCGCCTTCTTATAACACTGTCATACACGGCAGCCGTGTCTATAACTTTTGTTTGACCTTCACACTTTGGGCAGTTCATGGCTTCGCCTCCTTTTCTTCGTGTCCTTTACATGGATACTCTTGCTTGAAAAAATACGGGTAAGGAACCGGCACGCCTATGTCGTTGTAATACTCCGTATAGTTGCAGTAGTCCATTTCCTCGGTATCTTCTGAAAAGTCGAACCTCTGAACATCGCCACCACCTTTGGTCTTTTTGTGGTGCACGCAGTTGATGCACTTCTCTGGTATGCTCACGGCTTCGCCTCCTTCTGTAATATCTTGAACGCCCGGCGCACGTTCTTCTTGCGGGTTCGTGCCTTCTTGCCATGTCTGGCCAGATGCACGACGCGCCGGTTCGGGCACCCTTCAATGTTTTGCAGTTGTAGCTCCCGGAAGGTCGCGGCGTACATCTCCAGCGCGGGGCCTAGCGCGTCAGCGACTTGACTTATATGCCGGGCCACCTCTCCCGCGGCTTCTTTTACCGTGTCAAAAATCGGGCTCATAGCCTGCATAAACGCTCGAACAGCGTGGGCGGCAACTTCTGCGATTTTCTCCATCTGTTCCTGGCTTAGTCCCTCCGGGAGTTGTGGTCGTTCTTGGCTGTTCATTACATACACCCCAGGCCTCAGCTCGTTCAGGTCTGTGTTGTTTTCAATCGGTTTCACGGCTTCGCCTCCTTTATATATCCGCATACGGGCACTCCAAGCACGTCCACCGTCTGCAATCTTCGCACTCTTCGGGTTCGTCTTCGCCGCCGTATATATCACAATAGTCCGCTCCGTCGTCTAAATAATCCGCTTCGCTCATCACTTCGCCTCCATTCTCGCCCCGCAGTTTGGGCAGTAGTCCCATATAGGGACCTCTTCAAAACCGTGATAGCTGCCGTACCCGCAGGAGTTGCATTTATACACGTACAGACTATGGACGGAGTCAAAAAAGTGACTCCCCCATTCGCCCTGGCGCCGTTCTTCGCGTTCGCACTTGTCGCATCTTTTCACTTCCACGCCGAGCGTCAGCTGCCCGACTTGTTTCGACGGGCTGCGCAGCCCTAACTTCTTTTTGATTTTGTCAATCAGTTTCATGGCTTCGCCTCCTTTACTATCTCCAGGCGCAGGGCCTCAATGGCTGCGGCCTGGCCTATGTCTTTATTTTTCAATGCTTGCAGCACCCGGCTGTCGTGGGTGCCTTTTAGCACTAAATGGTACACCCGGCAGACGTTCTTCTGGCCGGGACGGTTCAGTCGCTCGTTGGCCTGCTGGTATAGCTCCAGGGACCAGGTGAGGCCGAACCATATCAAAATGTGACCGCCGTCCTGGAGGTTCAGCCCGTGGCCGATGCTGGCCGGATGCGCCAGGGCCACCGGTATCTCGCCCCGGTTCCACGCGTCAATGTCCTCCGGCTTGTCCAGTGCCCGGCACTTGATGCGCTCCCGGATGCGGTCGGCGTCGTGCTGGTAGGCATAAAGCACCAGGACCGGCTCGCCTCCTGCGGCTTCGATTAGCTCCTCCAGGGCGTCCAGCTTGATGTCATGCAGCTGGTGCGTCTGGCCGTCCAGGTCATAGATGGCACCGTTCGCGAACTGTAGCAGCTTGTTAGTCAACGCGGCAGCAGTTCCGGCCACTATCTCGCCGTCAGCGTCCAGGCACTCCATGACCTTGTCCCGCTCGAACTTCTTGTACTTTTTGAGCAGGGCCGCGGGTGCTTCCAGCTCAATGTCTTCATATATCTGGCCGGGAAGGCTCAGCACGTCCTCCTTGCGGATGCTCATGCAGATGTCAGCCAGCCGGCTGTAGACCTCCTCGCTGGCGCCGTCCTTTTCCCGGTAGCTGTAGACGATGTGGCCGTTCATTTTATCCGGCACCAGGAACCGGGACCGGAAGGCCGTCAAGGTTCTCCCCAGTCTCTCGCCCTGGTCCAGAAGGTAGACCTCCGGCCATAAGTCCTCCAGGCCGTTGGGCCGTGGTGTCCCGGTCAGGCCTATAAGTCTATGAATACGGCCGCGAACTCGGCGCAGCGCCTTCCAGCGCTTCGCCTGGGCGCTCTTGAAGCTGCTCAGCTCATCAATGACCACTATGCGAAACGGCCAGGAGTTCTGCAGCTTGTCTACCAGCCAGACCACGTTCTCCCGGTTGATGACGTAAAGGTCCGCCGGGGCGGCCAGGGCTGCCAGGCGCTGCTTCTCTGTGCCCATCACCCTGGAGACGCGCAGGTGGTTCAGGTGTTCCCACTTGTCCGCCTCTTTGCTCCAGGTGTTCTCAGCCACTCGCTTCGGAGCGATGACCAGCACCGGCCCGTCCTCCAGGTAGTCATGGAGCAGCCGGTCGATGGCTGTCAGGGTTGTGACTGTTTTGCCAGTGCCTGGTCAACCCATGCCCCAGAAGAGTGCAGCGGCCGGGTTTTTAATTATCCAGTTAATTCCCGCTTGTTGGTGTTCGTAGGGCGTGAAGTTCATTTTGACCACCTCCCTCCGGCGCGTCGATGTCCTTCGCGCATGTGCTCCGCCTGGCTGCTGTATATTTTTAGATTTTCCGGGCGGTTGTCTCTCTTGTCTCCGTTTATGTGGTGAACTATTTCCCCAGGCTTCAAAGGGCGCCCGAGCATCCGCTCCGCCACGACCCGGTGTTCTTGTCTTCCGTAGCGCTTGCGGTAGGTCTTGCCCTCGCCCCGGTCCACTCTTGCAGCTCTGTGGGCTTCGCGGTCCCGGTTTTCGGTTTCCCACCTTGTCGGGTTCCGCTCAGCGTTCAGGTCTTTCATGTGGCACGACTGGCTGCACCAGACGCGACCTTTTGCTTCATGCGGCCAGCGCTCGAAGGTTTTCCCGCAACGGGCGCAAGTGCATTTTATTTTTGGCATACTTCCACCCCCTCCAGATAGCTCAGCCGGAACAGCCCCAGGTCGGCTTCGTCCCATACTTGCTCATAATGGAAGCCAAGGCCCAGGAGCTTCTTCGCCCACCACTTCTGCAACTCACTCAGCTGGCCGCCTTTTGGCCGCTTCGTCTCGACGAAGATCACCCGGCCACCTGGCAGCAGCACGATGCGGTCAGGTACCCCGGACCATCCGGGGCAGACCCACTTCAAGCACTGGCCGCCGTGCTGCTCGACCATCTTCCTGAGCGCTTGCTCGATGTCTTTCTCCAACTTATTCAAAGTCGCACCTCCCTGCGCAGGCGGGGCATAAGTGCGTCCAGCTGTCAAAAATCTCGGCGGGCGGTTCCATTCTCCAGCCGTTCGCCTTCATCGCGTTCACTGCGTCCAGGAACTCCCACTCCTCAGGAAGCTCGGCCCCGCAGCCATCACATACTGGCGTGAAGGTGTCGTTGTATTCGTTGTATGTGTCTTTTATCATAAACCGCGCGCCTCCTTCATTTCTCTGTTGTCCTTCTCCACGCATACCGTGTGGAAGTACATGGTCGGGCGGGCGCCCTTTGGTTTCACTACCTCATATTCTTCGCCGGCGTCAATGCTCCGGCCGCAGATGCGGCAGCTGCACCACGGCGGGCGCTGGCACCACTTTGGCGTCTTCTTGTCTTCAATCATACGTCTGCCTCCTCGTCGTCTTCCAGCGGCTCCAGGTCGGTGTATATAACCAAAGCGGTGTATATAGCCCCGTTCTTGATGCTTGTACAGTTGTACTTAATATCCACAAGACGGAACGCCGGCCCCTGCTCTTCCAGCCACTCGTTGAGGTAGCTCTCCAAGTTATTCAGCCACCCAGAAGTGAAGCTCTTCACCCTTGTGATTGTCTTGCGCGGCATAATACCAGCCGCCGCAAGCTTTTTAGCCATATCTATATCCATTTTTAGTGCCTCCTCTCGTAGTATCGCTGGCGGCCGTATGGTCGCATTGTGCGACGCTCTGCCCCTTTATGTCTCCAGTCAGGCAAGCTCTCCATAATGTCGCGGATTTCCTTCGCAACGTAGCGGTCCAGCTTGTCAGGGTTGCCGTTCAGTGCTTCGGCCCATATCTCCAGGGTGCAGACGGTCGTCCGCTGCTCCGTTCCCTGGGTGTCAGTTTCAAGCCACTGACGGCGTGCATATATGTCCATATTGTCCCAGCCAGGTGGCAGCAGTCGTTCCAGGTACTCGGTCACGATGCCGGCCTTCGGGTTCTCTTCCTCATAGCTGGCCTGGACTTGTCGGGCCAGTTCTTCCAACTTCCTCGGCAGGAACAGCTTCTCGCCCTTCTTGTATAACTCCACGGCCTCGGCCCATATCTGCCCGATAATGTCGTCGGTCAGATCCTGCCAGATGTCACGCGTCGGGTCGTTCGGTGTATCGACTACCCAGAAGCGACGGTTCCCGGTGGTATCTCGCAGGAACTGGGTCTCGTTCGTCGTGCCGATAAAGATGCACTGGCGCGGGAACTCCTGGAGCCTCCGACCATAAGCCGGGCGGAACCGGTCCACCTGCTTGCTGATGTATAGCTTGATGGTCTCAGCTTCGGCCTTCCTCATTCCTGCCAGTTCTCCGACCTCCATGATCCAGACGCCTTGCACCTGCTCGTAGGCATCCTTGCCCTGCATCGTGGTGAAGGTATCGCTGAACCATTCCCTGCCCAGTTTGGCGATGATGGCCGACTTGCCCAGGCCTTGCCGTCCGCGTATGGTCAGCATATAGTCAAACTTGACGCCCGGACGGAATACCCTGGCCACCGCTGCGACCAGCGCCTTGCGCGTCACCGCTCTGGTGTACTCGTTGTCCTCGGCTCCCAGGTAGTCAATGAGCAGCGTGTCCACTCTTGGCACGCCATCCCAGGTGCAGCCGTTCAGGTAGTCGCGGACCGGGTGGAAGCTGTGCTTCAATGCGACCACGTTCACCGCGTCGAAGATGCGGTCCTTGCCTCCCAGGCCGTACACTCGCTCCAGGAAGTACCGGAGCGCGGCGTCGTCGCTGTCAACCCACTGACCGACGCCCTCAACGGTCCGCCAGGGCAGTGACTTCTTCACGACGATGTTGTGGTTCATTTCGTCGAAGGCCAGACAGCCGGCCAGGCGCTGGTCGTTCTGGAGTATAAGCACCACGTTCTCAATGGTCTGAGCCAGGGCGCCCTTCTCTGTGAATTTGAGCTTGTCCTTCCAGCTGTCGTCGGCTTCGAGTGTCTCCTCGAGTGCTTCCCCGAAGTCACTCGATGCTTCCGCAGTACGGTCCGCCAGGAGCTGCGCCTTGACGCGCTTGTCCTTCGTGGCCAGGTCCTGCATGGCCTTATAACTTGGCCGGGATGTCACCGGCTTGTCCGGGTCTGCATCCGCGTCAAGCGCTCCGAACTTGTGCAGCCTCACCAGGTCCCAGGCGTTGCATAGCTGCATACTTGCCGGGTCGGTCGCGTGGTGGCTGTAGCTGAACTTGTCGTCATATATCACCACGCCGGCGGCCGTGCTGCCTTCCGTGTATGTGTAGCGCCCCGGTTCATCGCAGGGAATGTAAGCAGGCACGAAGGCCTCAATCGCTTCTTGTATCGTGAACGCCCGGCAGAAGGCTCCGACCAGTCCGCCCTTCTCCAGCGGGTCGGTCTGTTTGGCCGCTGTCTTCTTCACGGCCTCAGCCACGCGGCTGCTCATTGGCCAGCTTGAAACGTCGGCCCAGTTGTGGTATGTGGCCAGGACTTCGTCCGGGTCCAGCAGCGGGGCGTCTGTATAGTTGAATAGGTACTCCCCGTCCTGGCTGGTACTCGGCCAGTACATCATGCGCTGCGGCTGGTAGCTGGTGTCGTCGAACTTGTCCATGCCCAGCGTGTCAGCCACTCGGCGGCCTATGGCCTGGTATTCGTCCGGCGTCACGTTCCGACTGAGCGGAACCACCAGACGAAGGCGGGGTTTTTTGGTTGTGTGTTTGTGTGTGCTGTATATCGCCGCGGCTTTGCCGTATAGCAGCTCCCAGTCTGGCCACAACTCCGCGTCCGCGAAGTCAGCGTCCAGGCATAGGATGGAGCGGAAGGCGATGTCGGACCGGCTGCCGTTGTTGCAGTAACCTCCGACGAAGCCGCCCACGTCCTTGATGTCGCTCTGCTGGTCGCGTGTCATGGCCTTGAACTCCGCCACCGTCTCCGGCGTGCGGGTGGTGTTCTCCAGGCGGCTCAGCAGCTCCGACCACTTGAAGGGCTTGTTCTTCCACTTCTTGGTCTTGCGGCTGGTGCCCGTGGCGATGTCCAGCTCCTTGTCATGTTTTAAAGCATCCACGCTTCGACCTCCTCTTCCTCAGTTCTTGGCGCTTCCTTGCCCCAGCGGTCCCATCCTGGGAACGCCTCACGGGCGAACAGCTCCAGCCTCGGGCCATAGCTTACGCGCTCAATCATTTCGCGCATCATGGCAGGCTTGCGGCTGTGCACTGTTTTCGGCTCGCAGAAGCCGGTCACCCCCTGCATCCGCTTGCCGTCTATAATTTTATAGGGCAGTCGCTTCTTGGTCGCCGCGAAGATGCAGTGCTCTGTCATACCGCGGTAATACTGCCCGAGCCCCTGGCTGTCCTTCTGCCAGGTGATGGTTGTTATATACTCGAAGCCCCAGGACTTCACCAGACGAAGGCCAGCCTCCAGGAAGTTGTTGGTTGTCCACAAGTAGAGGTGGCAGCCCTCCGGGTCCGCCAGGTCCTTGACTGGCAGCGCCTCAATTTCTGGCAGGGTCATGAGCTCGTAGTGTCGGTCGGCGCCTCTTTTGATTTTCCCGCCGCCCTTCTCGGGCCATGGTGGGTCTATGTATATTGTTTTATAGCTTCTTTTTGGTTTGTAAATGTCCACTAGCATCCGCGCGGCCCTCCTTAATCTTTCATATAGAACGGGGTGTCGTAGCCGTCACCGCGGAGCAGCAGGCCCGGCGCCCAGTCAATCGGCTGGCCCATTATGTCGGCCATATCCTCCCAGCGGCTGCCCTCCGGCGCCTCTGCGATGATTTCGTCGTGTACGTGGAAGGTGATGGCATACCCTGCGGCATCCAGCCGGAGCAGCGCCACGGCCAGACAGTCACGGGCCACGGCCTGGACGATATTCTCGACCAGCTTCCCGCCCCAGGTTTCTGTCTTCTCCCACTTCCGGGTCGTCTGGTTCTGGCCCATGAAGCAGATGCTGCCATCGTTGTCAAGTCTGGCGCCCCAGTAGGTCAGGAGCCTGCCAGAAGGCAGCCGGCAGCGTAGTGCATCGCGGTCGCGCCTATACTGTACCCCGCATGGTATCGAGAAGACCCTGCCAGGGTTTTGCAGCGCTCTCTTGGCCGCGTTCTCCGTGTCACGCCAGAAGCGTGGGATGGTCGGGCTGGCTTGTCGCCACTGGGTCACGATGTCCTGCATCTCTTCCTCGCTCAGTCCCATCTTGTCAGCGCCGAAGGCTTTCAGCGCTCCGATGCCTCCGCCATAGCCGCAGGCCAGCTCTGCAATTTTGCCCTTCTGTCGTAGGTGTCCATTGACGCCATGCTTCACGACCGGCACCTTGAACATCTGAGAAGCTGAGCTGCAGTAGATGTCGCCGCCCTTGGCGAAGACGTCCATCCGCCAGCGCTCTCCTGCCAGGTATGCGATGACTCGCGCCTCAATGGCCGCGTAGTCGCTCACCAGGAAGGTGTGGCCCGGTTTGGCCACGAAGGCCGTGCGGATGAGTTGGCTGAGCACGTCCGGCACGCTGTCGTATACCAGCTCCAGCGTCTCCAGGTCCTTGGCTCTGACCACTTCGCGCACCAGGCCGATGTCGTCCAGGTGGTTCTGCGGCAGGTTCTGCACCTGCACCAGCCTGCCGGCCCAGCGCCCGGTCCGTCCTGCCCCGTAGAACTGGAGCAGCCCCCGGACGCGGTGGTCCTTGCCGACCGCTGAGGTCATAGCTTCATATTTTTTTGTGCTGGTCTTGCCCAGCAGCTGCCGAAGCTCCAGCACCCTGCGGATGACCGGGTCGGCGGTGTTTTTCTTTAACTCTTTCAATGTTTCCTTGTTCAAACTTTCACAAGTGACGCCGACGGTCTCCAGCCAGGCTTTGAGCTGCGCAACGCTGTTCGGGTTGTCCAGCCCGGTCAAGCGCTTCATTTCGTCCAGGTGTTCAGCCTTGAATGAGGCGTCCACGTCGATGGCCGCCTTGGCCAGTTCGGTGTCAACTAACACGCCGCGCTCATTGATGCGGGCGTCCAGGTTCCAGACCTGGCGCTCGAAGTCAGTCACCGGGAAGGCTTGCAGCCTTCTGTGTATCTGGCGCATGGCCACAACGTCGCGGCGGCAATATTCCACGAAGCGCTCCCACTTGTCCGGGGCGTGCTCCGGCAGGTTCCGGGTGCGGCCCTTGTTCGTGATGGTTGGCTTGCATGGTTTGCAGAAGTAATTGATGAGCGTCGTGCCTTCTTTGATTTTCTGGTATTCTATCTGGAGCGCGGCACCGGCGGCGTCCAGGCTCATCGGCAGGCCGTTCATGGCCGCCAGCACCATGGTGTCGTCCCACTCCTCCGGCGGGAGGTAGTGGCCGACGTGCTTGCCCAGGGCCGTGCGCTCGAAGGCGTTGTTGTGTGCTATCTTTAAGACGTCCGGGTTGAGCAGCCCCGCGGTGATGCACTGCATCTCCAGGTGGTCGAGCTCGTCGGTCATGTTTAAAAGGTCAATAACGTGCACCGGTTCGTCGTCCCAGGCATAGGCCACCAGCAGCACCTCGAAGTCGGGGCTTTCCACGTACGGGTACAACCCCGCGCTCTTGATGCTCACGCTGCTGTAGGTTTCAATGTCAATGAAAAGCTCCCGCATATTACATCCAGCTTTCTACTGCTGCAACTGCCTCGGCATCCTGGAAGCCGTCGTCGAAGTCGTTCGCGCTTCCCACGGTTCCAAAAGGTTCGCCGTCGCTCAGCTTCTGGATGGAAAGAAGGCCTGCGCTGATGCCCTTCTTGCCGTTGCTGTTATACCCATAAAAGTTAATAGCTGCGCGGCCATAGCATCCGCTGTAGACTTCGCCCGGGTCTGTGATCTCGTTGCGGAACGCGTCAACGATGACCGGCTTCTGCTTGCTGCTTACTGTGATAACATAGCAGCCCTTGCACTCTTCGCCGTAAGGGTCGCCGCTGTCGCGTACTCCGTCACCGTCGTGGAGTGTGTGGTTCGGCTGAGCCGGGAGGCTGTTCGCGCCGTTTCGGCTGACGTAGTTCTCACGCGCTTCGGCCATCGCCTGCTTAATCTTGCCCAGGGTTGCGGTGTCGCTCTTTGGAATGAGAAGGGTCACGCTGTACTTCGCGTCGCCTCCGCCTTGTGGTTCTCTTGCCTCGAAAATGTTACAATATGAAAATCTTACTTTTCCCGTTACTACTTTTGTTGCCATAATTATCAATCTCCTTTTCTATTCAAAATCTTTTTTCGCTTCGTCCAGTCTGTTATAGGCCGGACGCTTGTCGCTCGCTGGTGCCAGTGTTGGGGCTCCAGGTGCGCGGTCAATGAACTGCTCCAGCAGTTCGGTCACTCTCTTCTTGCCGATGGCCTTGTCCATACCAGCAGGGCTGAGCAGCTTCGTCTCTGTGACGTCTTCCTGGGAATAGCCTGCGCCCTTCAATGCTTCGAGCACCTGGAAGTCGGCCGTCCACTTACGGTTGCCCTGCTTTCCCTCTACTACCTTATAGCCTGGAACTTCTCCACCGCTCAGCAGCGTGTCCATGGCCTGGGCCTTGACTTTTCTCAGCCATAAGTTCACCAGCGGTTCCATCTCCAGGACCTCGGCCACCTCATGCGGTGCGAGTACCGGCACGCCCACGCGAAGGTTGTGGGTCTCCACGAACTCGGTGCAGGTCCGGTGCAGCGTTCTACACTTGCCAGCGTGTGGGCAGAACTTGCAGTGCTCTCCGGCCTTGTAGCCTCCCTTGCCCTTTGCAGCCTTCTCGGCCACCGGCTTGACGGTCTTCTCCGCCCAGGC